CCAGTGATGATTGACGATCCAGCAGGCCCCTGCGCCCCCAACAGCGAAACATAGGCAGTAAGCCGATCTTCGCTGACAGTTACAGTATTTTTCAGCTCTGTAACTTCTACATCAATCTTGGAGCCGAGCACCTCGCTCATCGGGTGACCTCATAATCGAGGCGCACAGCGCCTTTCAGAAGCCTGTTCACAGCCCCAGAGTTATTGACGATCTCCAAGTCGTACACGCCGTCATACTGGAGAAGAGTCGTGTCGTCAGCGTCAATTGTGAGGGTGATGGTGCCGTTCGTGCCGCCGAGCGCAATACGGCCATTCTCGGTGGTGAGTTCAATCATGACGTCGGTAGCGTCTACCTCTGATCGGATCTGCATGCGAGCAGTGTGATTTGTGAAGTCGTACAGGGATCCGTCAGGGTTTTTAACCACGATGGAACGGGAAAACGTCGCACCCTGATCTAAGTTGATGTTATAGATCCCTGCGATCACGACATTGCCTTCCGAACAGCGCTGCTACTAGATTTTAGCCTGTTTCCGTGTGTTTCACGGGTACAAAAAGCGTGAGCGAGGCGGCCCTAACGGCCGCCTCGCTCACGCCTTGTCGGGAGGTTGTTGTTCAGTCGTCCTTTTTCTTGCTGTCAAAGAACGAAGCGATCGCGGGATCACCGATCTTCGACGAGGCGACGGCCAGAACCGCACCAACGAGTGGCAGCAGCAGGGCGATGAGCTCCGGGTCCATGTCCCACTTCGCGGCGAAGTAGACAAAAAGGCCCATGACGCCGCCCTTGGCGCCCTGATCAAGAGTCTGAGTCTTGCTCATTCTTATTCTCCATCATGCTCGGCGTATCCCTGATTTAGGATAACTTCACTAGCACAGTTTAGCATTCCGGTAGCTAGCCACGCAGTCATTTGGTCGCTAGTAGATACATGAAGGTCTTTAGTATCGGCGCTAACGCTTTCGGCGATAATAATATAATTTGTAATCATTCGGTCAGGGAATGATTCTTTCATCAAGGCTTCGAGGTCGATTTCGTTCTCCTCACCCATGATGTTCTCCTTACAGTGAGGCGACGCATTCATGCGTTAAAATATGTCCCGCAGGCCTGACATTTTCCAACACGCCGGTAATCAGATCTGAGCTTTCACCCGTAATACCATCGAGTGTTTCAGAAGTCAACGTATTGATTGTGATATAAAAAGGCGTCGTTGTGTCAATCGTGTACGATTTGGTGTCCGTCAGCACCAGCTCGAGCGTTTCCCGAATCGACGTCAAAGTGCCAGCCTTTCTTGAGTAGTTGGCGTTTTTGATCTGCCACCTCCAAAAATCTTCAACCGTCGTTGAGATCAAGTCATATCGCTCAATCTCTTCCCACGAGTTGTCGACCTCGTCAACTGTTCCAGTCGCCTCGGCTCCTGCCGCTGTCGTGGAGGAATCCTGATAGGCGAATTCGTTGGCCGGCTCATCGACAGACGTAATTTCGAACTGACCGTCGTAAGAAGTTGTACCACCAATATCGACCGTCGCCCCAACAACAACCCACGATTCGAGCGACGACACAACTACCGTGACCTCCCCAGAGCCATCGTTGCTGATCGAAGAAATAGACATCTGAGCTGGCGTGTCAGTATCGATTTCCGTCATCCAGTTTTGCCACGAAGTGGGGAAGTTCGCCCACGGAGTCGTGGACGGGCTGTCACCCAGCAAGAGGTTCCCTGTTAACGAACCAAGCCACGGAAGATATTTTTCATCCGCAATCGTCGGGTCGACAAGGCCACTTAGCGAATTACTGTCGTTCGGATTGGCGCCGGTTTCGTTGTCGCGAAAGAAAAAGTGTTTGTACTGTTCAATGGCGATAGAACCCCACCCTGTTCCAATATCGATCAGCCGAATAAGCGGATAGACAGGGTACGTCTGCTCTCTGTCTTTCGTGACCATTACGCGCGGCAAATAAGCAACAACCTCGCGAAGCATGGTGTTTCTGCGAAATCCATACTCGCCGTAAATAGTTGGCCGGTACAACATAATTTCGTACTGCTCGTGATCGGCGATTGTGATCGTGGGCTTGACGAGGTACGGCTCAGTTGATGATGCGAGGTAGAGCGGATCGTTTCGCAGGATGTTCCACCGATCCGCAGCGGCTGAAACGACCCGCTCTTTAGAAAGAGGAAGCGCGCCCCTGAAGCGCTCCAACTTCATGGTCACTTGGAGATCTTTCGTCGACTTCACTTGGGTCATAAACGTCATGTAGTCGGTGATGTCTGCGATTTCGGTTTGTGTCGAGTCACACGTCAGCACTACTGGGTCGCCGTTAGTCGGAGTGATGCCCATGACCACGTACGACGTGTTCTCGTCAGGCGACATGTTGAAGATCGCGGTAATAGCCGCGTTCCCCGACGTTACCGTCCACGTTCCCAGCGTTGCGTCTGTAAGTCGATCAACACCGAGCAGACGGTTGGCGACTGCTTCTGGCGCGAGCTCGAAGTTGGTCAAGTGGGCCATTTAGACGACACCCACAGTCACATTGGTCACGTTGGGCAGTGTCCCTCGGAAAAGAATGTCGACGTCCCCTGTTGACAAGTCAATATTGGCGAGTGGTTCTGGTGATCCGAGCGTGAAACTTATGGAATCGACGTAATCGACTCCCGGAACCGCATCAACGATCGAGATCACATTATTGACACGAATCCTTGTAGACCAATCCCAATTTCCTCTAGAGATATAGTCAGTTACGGCGGCCTCGACGTTATCTCTAACTGTCAGTTCGTTGTAGCCGTCGAGAAGCGCAAAATCAATTGTCGCCTCGAGGTCCAGTTGGAGCGCGTCGATTAGGGTGAAGTCCAAGCCCGCGACTACCCGACTCTCAATTGCTGAGGTGATCGCCGTTTTCACGGAGTCGCTAACTGGATCGCCGTTCGAGTCGGCTACGACAGTGGTCACATATCCCGCTGTTGGCGAGGAGCCATAAAGCGACAATCCGCCACTTGTGTCAAAACGTTCCAAATTTTTCAGGAACTCAACGGTGTAGCTTTCAGTGAGGGTTTCGCCCGTCGATGCGCCTACAGTGTTGCTGGCGTAAACTGTGGTGGAGTTAAGGCTTGTTATTTCGTAAACCTCATTAAATTTTGTGTCGCTAGCTCCAACGATTCGGAAATATTCACCGGCGATCGGTGTCGGGTAGAGGCCTGTCGGGTCGATCGAGAGTGATGCGCCCAGCGAGCCACTGCTTTCGAAAATTTGGACACCGTCGACTTGCAGCGTGTGCGTCTGGTCGAGAGTTGTGCATCGGCGAACGTCGGTGTAGACAGACAAAATATAGTTAGTGATCTGGGCTTTTGTAGCCAAGCTTTCAGAGAGACTCGCAATATATGTTGCTCCACGTGCAAAATACTCTTCGTCTGATTCGGATGCTGCGCCTTGTGTCAGAGTCCCAGAAAAAGCAACTGAAAAAATTCTATTCGACGACGTGAGGAGAAGCATTGTGTCGCCATCATCGATCACGGGCCGAACCCCGGTGCTTGCGGCAGATACCGGCACAGCAGCCGACGTAGTGCTACCCGCCGCAACAACCACCTGTTCGTCGGTCACGAACACGTGCTGCGTTGTAACACCGTCAACAGTTTCGACGTACGCGACACGTGTTCCAGCGGGGATGGTGGCGCCGTTGCTGTCGACAATAGTGAAAATTGCGGATCCACTGGCAAATGACGACTGGGCTCGGGTGAATCCGAGAAGGTTCAAAACACCTTCCATCAGTCCGTTGGGCAGTCGGTTGATGGCGCCGGTCATGAGGCCAGCGATGTAGGACATTGCCTGCAAGACGGCGTCCTCGACAGTTCCTTCGCGAGGTGAGAAATCGGGTAGCGCGGTTTGGGCGTAGGAGACTGCGTTGTCGTAAATTTGTGATGGTTGAACGTCGTTGATGGTCAGGTCGACGTATTCGCGAAAATCTGGCGATGCCATGATTAGCTCCTGATGTCGAATGCGACGTCAATGGCACTTCTGCCTTCTGGCGTGTCGCTGATTTGAACGTCTACGAGGCGGACTTCCGGGATGAATGCTGCCGCCGTAAACATCAGTTTTCTTTTGGCGTTTTCGTTGAATACCGGGTCGTGTGCCCCAAAGTTGGGGGAGATCGGTAGTTCGCCGGGCAAAATTTGTGCTGCGAGTGCGAGAAGCTGGGCGTACTGGTCGCTGGATCCGTCTGCGTGCTTGCGGAGACCACGTTCAGCAGTAAATTTGATGGGGAACGCGATTGTGTCCATTGTACTATTTTGCCATCTTCTCGAACGTTTCAGGGCTACGTCAGTGGGCCTTAATCTGGAACTTTACTGCTAGATGTTTACCGCGGATATCGAAAGCGTCACCGGCGTCAGTTACTCCCGACCCCGTATATCCCGTAGTTCCATTAAAGTTAGAGACACTACCACTGATGGAGATTGACGGGTCGGCGCTGCCAGAGGTGTAGTTGCCGATGTTCCACGATCCGGAGTGCCCAAATTGTGCATGCCTTACAGCCATTCCCGCCGAACCCGTTGGCGCGTGATATGTCTGGTAGGAACCAAGCCGCTCGACAAGATCACTGTGACTGTTGATCGAGACCCCCACGGTGCCCGGGTTTACGATGTGCGCGTGGCTGCTCTGATTCGCTGAAAAGTTGTCGCTGTGACCGTGATTCATCGAGTGACTGTGATCCGGTAGTTCTGACGTCGACAAACTTTTTGTGCGTGACCCGGCGTTGGCTCCAAGCGTGGTATTTCCGTCACCAGAGAGCATTGCGTCAGTCATGTCTGGGAGAACCAGCGAGCTACCAGATTTCCATGAGGCGGGGGCCACTGACCACAACGACGGATACAACGTTGACGCAGAACTAACCGTGCTGCCATCGAGGAGCAGCCAGCCGGTGTCGGCGGTCGAACTTATTGTTGCCATAATTGTTCCTGCTGGAACAAGCATGTTTTGAACAGCCGAAGCGAGATCTGCAACGGTGATGGTGCCGTCTTCGATCGCTGCTGACGTAACTGCGTCGTCCGCAAGTTTGTCTGCGGTGACCGCGTCGTCTGCAAGTTTTGCGGTGGTGATAGCTAGGTCGGCGATTCCGTCGGTTCCGGCCGGCCCTTCGGCTTGCAGTTCGATGAGTTCTGGGGCGAAAATGACGCATTCGTCGAGCGAGTTGTTGAGAAATCCGCAGATGACTCGCTGCCCGACGGCTGGTACGGCACCACCGGTGTAGCCGCCAACAAGGCACGGTCCGAAACTGAACCCGGCGGACACATACGGAATTTTGACGTACACCTCGTCGCCATCGATCTTGATGATTTCGCCTGCGTATACGCCGTTTTGCGGTAGCGGCTGTGACGCTGTTTTTGTTGGTGAGGTGAATCCGGTTGGCATTATGGGGCTCCGGGCAGACTGCGGAGAATTTCGTCGAGGCCTTCGATGGTTGGCCGATACACGATGTATGGCCTGACGTCTTCCAGAACTTGGTAAGAGACGCTTGTCGCGCCGTACAAGTTTCGGAACTGGGTCATTGCTTCTTCTTGTGCGCTACGAGTCGTTTGGCGGTACACACGCATTGAGTCTACTTTAGCGCCATTGAAAACTGCTGTGAAGACAGAGTCGAATCCTGTGTCTGGAAGACCTAAACGACCCGACAGATATTCATATATTTTGTCAAAGATAAGTTTTTGTCTGGCGGAGCCGATGAACTGTGCTCCACCGGCACCCACACCTGCTTCAAGCTGTTCTGTTGTCAGTCCGTCCAGTCTCGCGTAGAGGCTTGCTTTTACGTGGACTAACGCCAGATACATGACGCTGAGGCGGCCATACTTTTGGGCGAGCGTTTCCATGATCCGGTCTTTTTCAGGACGCGTGGCCGCATTGTAGGTTTGTCGAGCGTAGTCAACGCAGATACCAAGGGCGTACTCTACAGCTCGATCGAAAGCTCCTGCCTTGTAAATAAGTTCATGCAAATTGAAATTTTTTGTGTCTTTTCCAATGTTTCTTCGAATGAACGTTGACAATCGGTCGACAATGGATGCGGGAAGAGCAGAAATCTGCCCTGATGGGGTGCTGCCTCCCCCTCCCCCGGCACCTTGACGTGGTTCATACGGCACTGGGGTGCGAAAACCAATCCGCACCGGATCGGGAGATCCTTCCTCCCATTCCACGTCAGTAATCAGGTAGTAATCCTCAAAATCAGGAATCCCATATAGGTAGATGGTCATTCCGGGACGAAGCTCGACGCCGTTTGTGCGCTCAATCATGCACGACCCTTCGGCCTGCATGGGGTCGTCGTCTGATTTTCTTACTGATGGCATGTCGAGCACCACCCATCGTTGTGATGAGCCGGGGAAAATGCTGTCCGAGTTGGATGGCCATCCGATTGGCACAAAGGTGCGCCCTTCGTACTGATAGGTTGGGTCGCCCCATTTGCCGAGCAAGTATTCTTGGGACGTAAAAAACAATGTGTTGTCGGTCTCGAAAATTACGAATTGCTGGTCAGCTGCGGCGCGACGAAGCACATCCCAAACTGATTCGTCGTTTTTGGCGTTTGATGCCTTCACGATTGTTTGTCGCTCTGGTGTTTCTTCGCCGAAGAAGTTCATTCCGTATCGTTCTGCCACCTGCGCGGCGAACGCGGTTCCAGAAATCTTGGTGTAAGCTTCCGGTTCCTTGTCACGCTTCATTAACTGTATGTTTTTATTTCGACACGACAATTTTACGGATGGGTCGAAGCCCATCCCCTGTGAAATTTCTTGTGCCGCAATCTCAAATGAGCGACCTCGGAAAAAAACGTCTCGGCGAATCTGCCAACTGTTCGCCTCGGCATAACGAAATCCCGGATCAGTAACTTCCATCTGAACCTCGGACGCGCCGTCCATTGTGAGCGACACCGCACATTTGGTGACCAGTTCAGCGATTTTTTGCTGGTTCGCCGGATTCGTTCCAGATATCTTTAGCAGATTGCTCGTGATGACATCAAAGTTTGCCATTGTCGATCAGATTTCTGACGCGTCTAAATTCACCCACGGAATTCGATCTCCGCCCCCGATAGCGATGTCCGTAAAGTCAATCCAGTCTTCTGCCTCTTCATCCTCATTTTCTGGATTGCGGAACGGGGCGATCTCGGTGTACTGGATTGGCTCAAGCTGCACAATTTCGAGCAGAGGATTTACGTTTTCGATTAACGACATTGTCACTTGAGCCTGCGCAATCCGCTGGCCAGCGTTGCGACGAATCGAATCAAACTGCAAGTCCATCACAGTCCAAAACGCTAGCTCGCCACCTGAATACGAACCCGGCGCACCCAAAAACCCGTCCGTGTTAGTAAACACGAGAGGTCTCGTCGAACCAGCGATCTCCTGCAAGACCTCAAGCGAATCTTCTACGTCGATAAACATGCCGTCATTCGGAACCGCAACAATAAACGAAATGGTGACACGCTTCGCACGCGGTTTGGAAAACAGCACCAACGGTTTGCGACCGGGCCGATCAATCGACACCATTTCCGGGGCCATTTCCGAGTACGACACACGCTCAGGCGGGAACGGAAACTGAAACACCAAAACTGGATCGCTCTGCCTAATCTGCACTGCTTCCATCTGGGTGTAATCGGTTCCGGCCGTGGTCGTCGAAGAAGAACGAGAGCTGGTCGCACCAACAGAACGCCGCCACTGCAGCGGGCCGATACGAATTTTGCGGAGAGATGAAATACGGTCGGCCACGATCAGTACCTTTCCCGCTCGTTCCTCTGAATGTTCCGAATCCGATCCACAACACGGTTGGCGAGAGCCGTTTCATCCATGCCCTCAGACGCATACACGTTGACCGTAATCGTGTCCTGACTTACCGACGGGCCGCCACCAGCCATCGCCCCTGCGGGCATCATGCGCGGCACCGCAGTGTCACCAATTGGCCCGCTTCCGGGAACCACATGAAGATGACGATTTCCGCCAGCACCGTGGAAGGCCGCGTAACCGCCGGAACCGTTGACCATTGCGGCATACAAACCGAGGTTGTCTCCGACAAGGTCGTAGGCGCGTCCTGCCGCATGATCAGACATGCCGGATCCGAGACCGAAGCTACGAAGAGACGACGTCAGGGTGCGGTTGCCGGAAATCATTCGGTCGATGGCGCGATGTCGCGACATGGTGTCGACGAGGTTGCGTCGCGGTGTGAACGTGTCGTTTGTGTAGGCGTTCGCATAAATGTCGCTAGTGTCAGGAACAAAATTTGGATTGTAGGCGTTGGAAGAATCAGTAAAATCGATTGGTGTGCGCGGACTGTTATTGCCGCGGGTCGTGGTGGAAGCTGGCGTGCCACCTACAGCCTCGATCAACTTGTTGATGTTTTCGTTAAAAGTGTTCATAGCCGCCAGCAACGGCTGCTGCGGCGACCCCAGCCCTTCAAGGATGCCGGCTTTTGTGCCTTCGGTTGCTGCTGCGGCAAGAGCCTGACGGGTTCGTTCAGCCTCCGACAACGAAACAGCAACTTGTGTCCCAGTCATCGCCTCGAACTGTGCGCCCAAGAAATTACTTAAAGCATTTTCGTAATCTTCTGTTGATTGCGGCCTAAACCTGCCCATCCCGGTGTCAGAGAAAGCAGTCTCTCCACGCTGATACGCCTGAGCCAACTCCAAGAACCCGGCATCATCCATCCCCATCAGAGCAGCTTGCGCCTGCGACATGTTCATCGACATGCCGTAGCCGGCAAGTTCCGAAATCATGTTTTGGGCAACAATGTCAACGAGCCCACCCTTAGCTGAAGCCATGTACTGATCGAAAATGAACTGGCCTTCAGGGGAGAAGAATTGACCTTGCAGGCCGTACAGAACACCGCCCGGCGTCGTGAACTGCCTGCCCGGAGCTCCAGCGGTGCCGAGGTTTTCCAACACCGACTGATATGCGAGCAGGGGGTCGCCACCAGACAAAAGAAGCGCCTGCTCGGCTGCGGTCCTCAAAAGGTTGGCGACGTCGGCAGCTCCGGCTCCTTCCGACGACTCCGCCATTTCGCGGAACGCGCGAGCCGCCTCGTTAATGACGGCCGGCGATTCGACCATCTTGAGTGCCGTGTCGATCTCGCTGATCGCTTCAGCCATCATCCTGTTAAACGTTTTGTTGAAATCTTCGCCGAATCGCATTACCGCAATACCGGTTTCGTGAAGAATTGTTTGGAGGTCCTTCACGTTTCCGGTGAGATCGAGTTCAAGCGACTGGGCGAGGCTAATAACTTCGTCTTGCGTCATACCGGCGATTTCGCCGAGGTCGTTGACGTGGGCCGTGATGACGTCCAAATGTGCTTGCGCTTTTTCGAGGCGTCGTTCGGCAGCCTCCATCGCGCCTTCCTTAATGAGGTCCGTAAACGCAGAGTTGTTCGCGAACTCATCAAGGTTTTTACTGAAGTCGTGGAGAGCTTGACGGGCTTGGTTGATGCCGCCGGCACGCAGCATGTCTTCGACGCCCGAGGCATAGTTTTCGGTGAACTGTCTGCCTGCGTCCCGCGCTTCGTTTTGCGCTTTCTTGGAGTTGATAATTCCAGAAGCGATGCCAAAAATTATGCCGACCAGCGCGCCGATGCCTGCGCCGATAAGAGTTCCGGCTCCCGGGAAAAAACTGCCAATCATCGCACCTGTGGCAGCGCCAGTAGCAGCGCCACCCCAATAGCCAGTTCCAATGCCGGCCCATGTCGAACCCCGCATGCCTAAGAATTTTTGGTTGGAAAGACCCTTGTTGCGCACCGCCATATTTACAAAGTCGTTTGTGAGCGAGGTTCCACCGGCCGCCGTGGCGAGCGCCAGACTAGCCATCACGGTTGGCCTCGCCAGCGTCCTCCGGATTCCGGCCGTTTTACCTTTCGCGATAGCTTTGCCCGCTTTCCCGCCGCCAGCCGTCTTTCCGGCTTGATAGCCAGCAAAGTGTGATCCACTCAACAGCAATGCAGGCAAAAATCCCGCAACAGATGCGTCTCGAGCTGCGCTAGCAAAAGCGCTTCCTACGCTGTCGTACGATTGGCCCGGACCGATCATGCTGTTAAACAACTGGTAGGCGCCGATTGTCAGGGCAGTGGCTGCCAGCCCGGCACCTCCAACGTTTCGGTACACGCCCCTCGCTCCACGGCCGACACCCTTGAGCATTCTGCCGGATCTTCCCCCACCCGGCGTGCCCTTCAAGTAGTTGAAGCCAGCACCCATACCGAGCATCCCCATGAGAGGGAACACGCCGCCAATCGCCCCAAACCCTGAACCAAACGCAGACAACCCGCCAAGAATTTTGCCGAGCAAACCCAAAATGTACGAGAGAACGCCAGCGAGAGAAAGGAAGGCGTTTACGAGCATCATGATCGCCGGGGATGCTTCGAGGAACCCCATTCGGACGTCTTGGAAAATTCTTAGAACGTTGTAGAAGGCGTCGCCAAGCTGACGGCCGAAGTTGACGAATTTTTCTTCGTTGGCTACAACCCACTCTGCAAGATCGGTGAAGTTGTCTCGGAAGCCGCGGCCAATTCCTCCGAGGACTTCTCCAAGGAATTTGTTCATGACTCGGGAGGCTTCTGAGAAACGTCGAAGACCTAGGCGGAATTTTTCCAGCGTGCTGGAGAACCAGCCGGTCATTCGTCGCCACCCACTGACGAAGTTGTCGATGAACTGGTCGGTCATCGGCAAATATTTTTCGAACAGCACTACGATGAACTCTGAAAGTTTTTCTGCTGCGGAAACGATGCCGTCAATAAAGTTTCCTGTACCGAACTGATACAGGGAAGAACTGATTTCGAGCAGTGTTCGTCGGAAGATCACGGTCAGACGTTCGAACAGTTCTTGGGCGGGCCTCATGAACGACATGCCGAAATCGGCGGTCACTGTTTGGAACTCGGTGACGAAGGTCTTCAGCTGACCCATCAACGTGCCGCGCACATTTTGTGCAGTGCCAGAAACTCCAGCTGCTTTGGCGAGATCGCCACTGGCGAACATGGCCAGCAGTTCCTCGTTGGTTTTCGCGCCGGCCTTGAAGACTTCCTTATACGCCTTTTCGAACTCTGGCCCAATGTCCTTGGCAGCAGCTAGTACCTGCTCGCCACGATTATTTTTCCCGCTTTGCAACAGGGTCACCAAGTTGGCGGTAGCGGCAAGTCCTTTCTCCATGTCGCCCGACATGACTGCGAAGTCTGCGAGGCCGCTGACGGACTTGGCGGTCTGTCCGGTGACGGCCGCGTTCCGCGATGCTGATGCGAATGCTCCGCTCAAAGCTTGAATTCCGAAAACAGCAAGATTGGCGTCGGTCTGCACCATTCGCAGCGCCCGGCTTGACGCTGCGAAGTTGCCTCCGTAACTTCCGGAGGCCTGCGCGGCTTGGAACTGTCTTTGGGCAGCCGTGAACAGCGCGATCGCGGCCGTGATTCCGGCCGCGGCGTTCGCGGTGACGACGGCCAAAGCCTTGAAGGTCGAGTTCCACGCTTTGGCAAGTGCTGAGCCGGTGGCAAGTAGTGCGTTGACGGATGACAGTGCCAGCACCAGACCGAGGGTTTCGAGTGCCGCAATTTTCATCACCATGACGAAGGTGCGCCTCATGAATCGGCTATAGCGACGTCCTGTGCGAAATCCCTTATTCAGCGTCTTGTCGAGCTTTTTCCCTGCGTCGTCAACGTCTTTTTGAGACTTTTTGAATTTGCTAAATGTTTCAGTGAGCCGAGAAAAACTTCTTTGCGCTTTTCTGGCCTTCTCGTTGACTCTGTTAGCAAATCTGTCAAATTTTTCAAAACGGTCATTGACGGCGTCCATCCGGTCGCCCATGGCTTGCGCCTGAGCAGCAAGAGCAGCCAGCCTTCGCTGAGTTTTAGATATGCCTGACGTGTCAGCGTCAGTATCGATATTAATATTGACGCGTTCGTTGTCAGCCATGTGGGGGCTCCGAAGGAAATGCGAGGTGATTTACGCGCGATTTTGCTCCGCTTCGCGCTTTTGATCCTCGCGATCTTTCTCTATAACTTTAGCACAGGCGAGCAATATGATCCATTCATCATCGCTGCAATCCATAAGCGCTAAAGGATTGGTACCCCACAATTCGCCTAAACGAGCCGCGGTTTTAATCCGCGGATCCTGAGGTAACTCGTCTAGGACTTCTACGTAGGGTCCACGACATCAATCGTGTCCCCGTACCCGGCAGCATCAAGGATCGCCAACGCAGCCGACTCCACATGCGGATCGAGGCCGAAGAACGCCTGAACACACTCAGGGACAGGCCGGGTCGTCTCCGTCATGCGCAAAATCTCATCAGAGCCGAAGGTGAAAGGGACACCATCCTCGTCGCAAGCCTGCTCGCCATTCACGAAAATGCCGATAGTGGTTTGACCGACCACCGAGCACGCAAACTTAGTGGCGTCCATCCCGTTTTTAGTGTCCTCACCAGCCTGTTTGCGCCACGCCCTCATCTGATGCTGGGTAATGTTTGGGGACACCTGAATTGAGATACCCGGACGCTCGGGAACCTCAATGTAGACCGGCGGACGCTGCACTTTCTTGGACAGCGACTCGCGGAGCTGATCCAAAATCGAAGGGGGCGCATCCTTCGTAGCCTTCACCCTAGGCGTTGACGCTTTAGGCTCCGGCTCAGTGGAGGTGGTGTCTTCAAAAAGTTCATCGCTCATGGCGAGAACCCTAACACAGTAAAAGGAGTGCCAGCGGCACTCCCCTTACTGAAAGTTAGCGGGTTTTTGAATCAGGCGACAGTCTGAACGCTGAACGTGAGAGCGTAAGTCGCCGGGGCACCAGACGCAGCGTCACCCTCAGGCTCAGTCAGACCGACGAGGAGGCACATCGGGTACTTCCGGGTGCCCTGCGGGTTCTTGATGTCACAGTTGAACTCCTCGATCGTGATGTCGTAGTAGGCGCGACCCACCAGCTGCCGGGCAGCCTTCAGGAAATCGCCGTCAACATCCTTGTCGTAGTGACGGGTGATCGTGATGTCACCAATCTCAGCGGGAGCGCACAGCACCTCAGGGAACAGCTTGCCACCGATGTAGATCTTCTCGACCGAAGCCGTGATTTCACCACCGGAAACCTGAGCGAAGTACTGGAAGTTGCCGTCGTTGCCCACCGCAGGCGGGGTCTCAACGTTACCCGTCGATGACGGGTTGATGGAAGCAACGATCTGCCTCTGTGCAAGTTTCATTTTTTAGCTCCCTCAGACTACCGATGCGGTGAGGTTGGACTTGGTGACATCGACCTGAATCTGGTCGCTCGTCGAGGAAACCCGGATCCCGACCTTCGCCTTCACCAAACCGCCAGCCAGCTGGCTCAGCGGGTTGATGGCGTCGTTGACCTGAACCGAGTATCCATAGTCGATGCGTCGACCGGTCGCGTCGAACGCCTCGTAGAGACCGCCCGCAATGCGGATGGGCTCAAGCATGTTGACCAGACGGGCCTCGACCTTGGAGAAGAGCGAGGAACGCCCGTCGATCGGCGAGAAGATGAGGTCCTCCAGCACCGTCTTCGCACGGTCAACCACGTAGTTGAGCATTTCGCGCGAAGTCGTGAACCGGAAGTTGTCCTCATCGGACGACAAGGTGCGGGCGCCGTAGACGCGGATCCTGCCTCCGATAACTCGGAGAGCGTTGACCTTGTTGTCGTCGAGGTCGTCGCCGGTCTCCGCGTTAATCGCGGTGTACAGGCTGGTAATGAACTTCGATTCCGAGATCGAACCGGCGTAAGCGGACCACGATCCGACAGTGTTGTGGGCAACGGCTCGCTTAGCGGCGACGTATCCCTCGGGGGACATGCTGAGCGTGGTGCCCGACTCGTTGACCATCTTGACCCACGGGTAGAACATGGCGCCGTATTCCGCGTTGTCCGCCGACGTAACAGCCGACGCTGAGGCCTTGATCTCGGTGGTGGTGTCATCCTCGAGGCCGGCCAGAAGCGCGAACCTGTTGGTGGATGAAGCGTGCTCGATTAGGGATTCGTGAATCGGGCCCATATCAGAGAAGCTGCCGTCGTTCGGAATCGCAACGGCTCCGGGTCCCAGATCGTCGGTGAAGTTGGTCCGGAGAGCACCGGTGTAGTCACCGTCAGTGATGTTGCCCTCATCGGCGTCACCAGCTGAAAAAGCTGAACTGGCGAACGTGGCGAGGGTGTCAGCGCCAGCCACAGCGGTGGCGTAGTTCGCAGCAACGCTCGAAGCGTTGATCTTCTGGACGGCGGCTGCAACGGTGGCCACTTCTCCGGTCGAGTAGACCAGAGCGTCGCTCAGGTAGAAGCGGACGTTGTATCCGGCTCCGAGGGTAACGACCTCAGCCTTAAGGTTGGACGACCACGATCCTTGACCGACAGCGGTAAGGGTCATTGCGGTTCCAGCGGTTCCGCCAGTGACATCCAGCGAACCGAAGGTTGCGCTCGGGCCGACAACGCGCGAAACGTAAACCTGCGCGCCACCTTCCTCAAAGTAAGTCTGGACCTGCTGGTGGACCGCTCCGCTGGCGATGTAATCGCCATAGATGGTCTCGTAGTCGGCAAGGCTGCCGACCAGCTTGGCCTCGCCCTCAGGTCCACGTTCCGTGCGGCCAACCAAGAAGAAGGTGGCCGTCGGATTCTGGTTGACGGCAGACGGTCCTGAACGAACCGAGGTGTTTACGACGATACCGGGCATTTGGATTCCTCCGCGCTCTTGCGAGAGTTCTCGTGTGACTGATACGAGTATACCTAAAAAGAGTCGCGCTCTTTGGAACTAGGTCGTCTCGCGTGATCAATTCTGTCTTACGAGCTACGCGTTGCGGCGGAACAAAATCACAAATCTTTTAGAAGAGGCTCCAGCGGGTTAACTTCAGTAGAAATTGCGTCTGCTGAATCGGCAATATTTGTCTTCGTAATCACTTCGTTTACTCGAAGATTGTAGGAAAGGTAAGCGCCAGCCATCATCCGCTCGCCCTTCAGCAACGTTAGGTCGGAATACTCTTCGCGCAAATTGGATTCGTCAATATAAACTTCAAGGTTGTTGGCCGCTGCGTGGATATTTAAGCATGGGTCGTCAAGGATCGATGACCTGAGCACTGTGGTCAGACGATCACGCTTCGCGGTGGCTTGTTCGGAGTCGTCATCTTTCACCCAAATATAAGTGCGCATCGAATATTCGACGAAGTATTGAGGGTCCATCGACGACGTCAAATTTTGACGGACAAGACCATTCATCGAGATAGCCACTGTGATGACTGTGGGCCACCTGTCAATCGCAACAGGCTCGTACACCAAATACCGCTGCGGATCCGGAAGATTTTCATCGTCCAAATTCCACACGTTTCGATACCCGAGCAGGCGAGACGGCATATCCTGCTCCAAGTAGTCGTTTACGAAATATTTTGCGTTGTACGCACCCTGCATTGTCATCAGAATCGGCCGTTCACGATCCATTTACCGGCGTCTCTGGCAACCTCTTCTCCGAAAGTTCTTGGATTGAAAAGGATTGTTCTTTTCGCCATGTGTTCCGTTCCGTACTGGTGGAACTTGGCATACTCAACGTCTGTACCAAAATTCGCAAATGTCGGTCCGACGACGCTTCCCGGCCCGCGCATGTTGGCGAGGCTGTTGAAAAGCTTTCCGGTTTTGCGCAAAATTGGCCACTGGTACCGCTCGTCTTTTTCCCTCGGCTTCCAGCCTCCGACCGGCAAACCGCCAGTTGTAAAATTTTTCACGTTGGCTTGTTCGAGGGTTCGGCGTGCCTTCAGGAAAACAGGCTGCATCGCTTTTGAGCGCACGATCATGGCCGACAAGTTGGCCTGAGTGTCCGTAAAGCCTGAGGTGTCTACGTCAATTCTCAAAGATCCGCGCGCCATCACGAGACCCTAACGCGACGATATTTCCTCAGTGACTGAATTTCTTCCGGAGTAAAACCCGTTGTTGCCGGGCCCACGTTTCGTGTCTCCAGATCTTTAATGCCCACAACGTCATCGTGCATGTTTTGCATTTCGCGCGATGCGGCGCGAAGGATCAGGAGTTTGAAATAGGGAATCGATGTCCCGTCAAGACCTGCTGTGTAAGTGATATTCAGCGTGTCGTTGGCAAATGTTCTGTAGACGTCGACCCCGTACTTCTGCACGATGAAATCAGTTCCCTCCTGCAACGTTTTAGCGTCAGCTCCGGGTTCGGGGCCTGTCGCAGTAAGGGTGGTCACAGATGCCACTGGAGACTGGGATAGGTAGACGGTGTACGGAGGCTGAAGCCAGCTGATCACATTTCCGGTCGTGTCCAACGAGTAGTCGTAGAAAAACGACGAGTTCGGTACGCCGACGTTCAGGTAGTCGACTTTATGAACTTCGCTGAATGTGGCGACCTCAATGGGTCGTCGAACGATTGCTTCAATTTCTCCCTGAAGCCCTTCAAGGACATAGCCGGCAGCGTGGGATTGCCGATTTGAGAACTTGATGTCCATGTAACGCTCGAGCTCGGTTTGCGTTACCAGCATGGTGGACCTCGCAGGGTTTAGACGTACCTGCTTCCAATTTTAGTTTATTTGGTCGTCGGTGGCAGTCACCTATGAGAAATCTGCGATTACTTCATCCCAGCGTTTAGCCATCACTCTGACATCAAGGTGTTCTTTCACCACCTCACGTTGCCGTTTTGCTTCCACGGCTCGCACGTTGCTGTCCAATAGATCAGTCAGGTGATTGGTCCATTCCTCTGGGGTGGTCGCCAGACGACCGATGTTGTACGTATCGAACAGCCGTCTGTATTCCCCAAGGTCTGATGCCACAAACGGCACATTCGCTGCTGCATATTCGATCGCCTTGATCCACGACTTCGCGTGGTTAAACGGAATATCGTTCAGTGGCGCGATACCAATGTCGAATTGGAACGACAGTTGCGAGTAAAGCGACGGGGGATGCATCGGAGTTTTCGTTACTTTTTGACGGTCGACACCAACTTTGTCCGCAAACCATGTGGCCACATCAAGGTGTCCAGAATGATGAAGCCTCCATTTGTTGTTGTTGATGAATGGGGCTACAAGCTCTAGATCTCCAGAACGGTGGCTTGTTGATCCAACCCATCCGACAATAGTTTTTTTCGGACGAGGGTGTCTCTTGCGGAACGAATCAACATCGACACCGTTTTCGACCCTGTACACCTTGTCGATACCGAAATCATCCAGCATTCGTGCTTCAAGAAATGGCGTTGACACGGTGACCGCGTCAGACATTTGAATAATTCTTTTATAGTTATCAATGTTCTCCTCGTCGTTGTGGTCAGGGTGGGTGAGCTTGTAAGCGTGATTGTCCTCGTGGAGTCCCCAGTACCAGTCATCAATGTCGTTAATCAGGGGAGGTCCGCCACTCCTAGTAGCAACTTTCTCGACAAGGTCGCGGAACATCAGTCGCTGCATGATGATGACGTCGCAGTCGTAATGGACCCGGTCATGCCAGTCCATTACACCAAAGCCCCTCTGCGGGTGATGCAAAAGCAGGCCAGTCACAGACGCATGAGATAAATGACGTCGAACTTGCTGCAGGCGAACGTGGTTTGCTCCACCCGGTACAGGTCCGTCAGGACCAGCCAATGAGCGTGACCAATCAGTGCTCGCTATGCCAATTTTAAGCTTTCGCGGCATTTAGTTCTCCAGTGTCTCGGAGAACTTTATCAGGTCGTCTAGCCGTCAATGTCGGGAGCGGCTGGTCGCCGAGCTACCGGAATTCTGCCTCGAGGAAATCTCGCTGGAATAGGATCTCCGCCTCGCCCGCCACCCCCAAGAGCTCGAGGAAGAAGGTCGCGGACAGCACCTCGTGGGTTGGCTTCGGCGCCCACGGTGCGGCTTCCGGCGCCACGCAAAAATGTGGCGACAGCGCGACGCCACCATGCGGGTCGGGCCACGGTCTCTTCGCGTGGAGAGTCAGGGGGGAAAGTTGGACTTGGCATGGTGTCTCCGGGAGCACACCAATAATACCACCACGTTTTAGCGGTCTGCGTTCGGTGGTCTTTCTATTGCGGGTCCTACATTTTCTGCCGACTCTGCCTCGACTGGAACCCATGCTCGAGAATATTTGTGGTCAGCAATATTTCTATGCTTGAGCAGTGTTCCGTCGAGCATAACGGCCAGCTCTTCCTCGGTCATTGCTAGTTTTTTTCGAAGATTCCATTCGTCGTATCGCCGCGACAACGCTACGTTTTGTACGATCCGTGACACCTGCTTCGGTAAGCTGACACCCTTGGATCGGTTCATCCTGACGTGCATGAAAGCAGCGTCGAGATCTGAACACTCGTGATATATCACTGGAATTTGTTTGCCCAGTGTTTTCTGCGCCTTTTTGGAGGCCCCAGCAATCTCCCACCTAATGTTGCCGTCAATAATCCGGTTCGTGCCTTCTTGCACAAGAATCGGTTGCAGCCATCCGTAGTCGGTTAGCGATCGGGCCAGCACCTCCAGATCAGGCTTCAGCAGGTAGGACGTGCGCCACGGGCCGGGCGTCAAATCGGTGGCATTCACCATGACAATCTGCTTCATCGTCATCTCGTATCGTCGATACTGTCGTAGGCATCCAAGTTCGCCAACTCGGCCTCTTCTTTTTGCGCGATCGTGTACGCCCGAGTTTTTGGGCCCATCGGGTTTACCGCCATGATGTTGAACTCCTTCAACAGGATGTTCCTGATCAGCCAATGTATCGGGTAGGAGGCAGGATCCTTCGCCTGCTTCTTACGGAACTCTGCCGCGAACGACATGGCCCGCCTGTGCAGCCCGGGTGTCAGTACGTTTTCGTCGATGCAGAGCTTCACGCCACGCCAGCCCATCTTGGCGTACAAATCAATTTCTTTCTCGATGTCGAAGTACGCCCAAAGGCGACGCTGAGCATCAATTTGCGGAAAGCATTCAAAAAGCCGATCGTAAAAATCTGGCTCTGTCTGCACCACATCACCAATGCGCCTAATGGCTACACAGTGAAGCGGGATGCCGACCCGCGTATTGGATCCGGTGAGCGCAGCAAGGTCGTAGTACTCGCAGTATTTTGCTCCGTGTTCTTCGCTAACAAATTTCAACACATCGTCAGTAGTCCAGTCGTAGATCACTTTAGCGAAGCGTAAAGGAATCGACTTTTTCATCCTATAGGGGACGTTGATGTAGTTCTCGTGAAGCTTCTGAACACACGACCGGTATCTGATCATCGACTCGTTGGCGCGAATGCCCGTCAGGAACGCAACACGACCAGCCTTGCCCTGCATCGTGTAATAGTCGATCGATTCAGGAATCGCCTGCTCTGGATCTAGGCCAAAATGTTCTGCTCTGATAGCCCATTCGGGGATGGGTCTAAATAAGCGTCCAACACGTTCGCGGCGCGGGTCCCAAAGTTGGATGTATTCACGTTGACCCAGTACCCACACTTCCTGACCTTGGGGTAGGCAGTACCACTCCATATCGACCCAGTCGTAGTTTCGCACCTCGTTGAGGTATCGCTCGACCGCTGGGGAAAGCATTTCCTCATCGCGGAAAATAACTTTCACTGGTCCCAGTCCACGTTCCTCGTGTATCTCTTTCGCGAGATGCAGAACGGCGGTCGAATCTTTTCCACCAGAGAACTGGACGCACACCGTGTCAAACGTGTCATAGACGTGGCGCACCCGCTCGCGGGCAGCGTCCACACACGAGATGTCGAGGAACATTCGTTGGCGTGTCATTTGGGCATCTGTCCGCTTCGCGTCGGGAACGGCCTCAACTTTTTCGGCATGTGTCGAAGCAGTTTGAAGTGTAGTTCCTCAAGCTTCTTCTGATTTTCGTACCTGATGTGTTTACCAAGAATCAATTTTTGATGCTGGCTTTTCTTGCCAAGCATCCGGTTGAGGTCGGTCAGCGTGTAGCCAGCCTCCATCATTTCTTCAACTAGGTGTCGGGAAAAAGTTGAGTCAACAAAATGCTTCGGTCCAAGATCATAATCCGTTACAGATAGAATTATTGTTTCTGTCCTTGGCGTGACAAAGTTCTTTTTTCCACCCCTGATTTTCTGAATGTTGCGGTAGTCGATGCCGGTGACGTTCGCCACGTGTGTCGCCCCAATGCCGCACGACTTCAAATGAAGAAGATGCTCGCGCGCCTTATCGGCTGGCACATATCTGGGTTCTTCGACCTCGAGGCCGGCTTCTATTTTTCGCCGCACCCGTGCGCGCTCCCGGGAATACTCCCGGTGCGCGACGGTACACGGCTCACATCGGCAACCCTTCGAGTAGGTCGAATGCTTGCCGTGCGTTTTCACGACACCGCAGATGCGGTAAGAGCAGGCGCAGTCTCGATGGTCGACATTTGCGTCAACGTGTCGATGTGAAGATCACGGATGTCGTCCATCGTGTTGGAATCCCACGTGTAGCCACCAGCCATCGTGACGATGACAGGCTTGCCCTGACGTTGGAAGAACTGCGCCATGAGGCGCTCGCGCGCGGCCAACTGGTTGGCCGTCACACCGCAGTTGATCGGATCAACGCCAGCGTTGTAGATGAAGACGTCGACATTCATCTCATCAAACTCGGCAAGATTGAGCGTGTCGATGACGTTCTCGACGTAGTACTCGGGAGAACTCATCTTCTGGATGTCGTATCCATCGACGGGGACATACCGGTCGAATGCCGACACTGAGACGTCGATCTGGTAGGTCGTGTCGTGGTTGATCATCGAGTAGGTGCCGCCACCACAGTGAGCGTCAAGGTCGACAACGCAGGTTGTCAGTCCCTGAAGTTGGAGCCAGTGCGCGGCGAGTGCGATGCCGTTGAAGGTGCAGTACCCTGCGCCCTCGCCCCATCTGGCGTGATGCAGGCCCGACGAAAGCGTCGCGACAGCGCCGCCTCGGAGCGCCGCGGTTTTTGCGGCAGCGAGGCATCCCGCGTTGTGCGCGAGTGCCATGTCGAAGATGCTGGGGTCCCACTTGAGCCCGTTAGAACGGGCGAGATGCGGGTGGAAATTGTCCTTGACGGCGTAGACGTAGTCTTCGTCGTGAAGAACAACCAGTATGTCCTCGGTCTCCTCGTAGAAGTTCTCGGGTGACTGGATGTCGAAGCTGTCAGGAAGCCCTGACGCAATCGCTTGTGACTTGCGGTTGGTGTCGAAATCGTCGGCACCTTTGACATAGTCGTCGTTGTAAAACACAATCATATTTACCTCCTTGGGGTAGTAGTTAGTTGTGCGATTACATTTTACCGGCAAAATTGCGGTTTGACAACCTCAGAAATCGGCGTGGGATTCGACGAAATCCATCAGGCGCTCGGCCGTAGTGTTGCCGTCATGGCCCGGATCCGACCGGAGCCAACGAATGAAATCATACCAGCGTTTCTGCTGATCCGCACTGTCAAAAACCAGCGTGTACTGGACGACAGCCTGTTTTGAGCCGGACTGCCCGATACTCGTGCTGCCTGTCGCGGCAACGCTCTTGGAGTCGACCTCACCGGTAGGAACGATCCGTTCACCCTCTGGTGTGACCTCCCGCGTGATGGGCGGTTGCCCCCGTTCGTCAATCGGGATGATTACGGGCGGGATGTAGCCCAGTGGGTCGTCCGCAAGATCGTTGAGACGGTCGGCCTGCTCCCCGAGCGCGGCGAGTTCAAATTCGTCCCAGCCGAGACCTTCAAGAAGCTCAACATATTCGGCCGAGATGTGCTCGATGATCGCGTCAAGCGCCTCAGGTTCTGAATGGCCAAGCTCAGACGTTCTGTTATCCGCGAGCGCGAACGCGACAGCCTGTTGCTCGTCAACTTCGTACTGGACGGCGGCGATCTTGTCCCATCCCAAACGCTTCGCTGCCTCCAACTGGTGGTTGCCCGCGATGACTGTTGACGTACCATCGCCGTTCGGGCGCACCACAATCGGGCGCACCTGCCCGAACTCTCGGTACGATGCCATAATTGCGTCGACATTCCCTTTACGTGGGTTGCCGTCTAGCGGCACCAGCGAGTCGATGTCGACCGCAAGGGGCTCGAGTGTTGGATCGATACGGTTCATGTTTGTGCCCTCACGTTTGCTGCGAGTGTTCGCAGGGCGTCGATGGAGGTTCGCAACGAGGACAGCCTTTCTCGTTTTGACTTCACCAACGCCTCTGCGATCTTGTGGTTGTGGATCTGAATTTCCAGTTTGTAGTCAGCCCACGCTTCCCGTTCCCGGATAGAGCCCTTCGCGGAGAGATATTCCTTTGCCCACGACGCCTTGTAGTCGGCTTCTTTTTCTGCTGCGTCTACAGCGAGCGACTCAAACGTTTCTGTCTCATCTTCCAGCATCGAGGTGAGTCTGATGATCTCTTGTTCGATCTCAACCTGCGAGATCGGACGGGTTCTAGCCACAGTATTCCTCCAGTTCTGACCAGTCGATCTTTTCGAGTGCGGCGAGGTTCGCGGCGGGCCAGTCGTGTCTCGCCCTGCCGAGGACGGCACGCCCCATTTCCTCAAGGATGTAGGCGTCGCACCGGTCGTCTCCTCCGGCTCCGTCCCAAACAATCCCTGTTCTTGCCGATACCGCTGAAACAACCTCGTTTTTTCCTGCATTTCCTTTTCCTGTAGCAAATTTTGCGCGCACCGTCGGAGGCACCTCAACATAAGGGATGCCGAGATCGTGGAGGAGAAGTCTTATAACCCCGCCAAGTTCGCCGATGCTGTGCGCCTGACTGTTGCGGCTCGCGAACGAGTAGCCCTCGATCACGACTCCGGGCATATGGTTCGCTGCGACGTCAACTCGGAGTCTGGCACGGATGTCGTACAGCCGCTGAGCGCCCTTCGACTTCGCGGCGATCGTCCACGTTTTCTTGTCACAAGAGACACCGGTCGACGTAAGAGACAGGTCGAGCCCCATGACAGATCTCATTTTCAGCGGATCTCTCGTTTGCCGAGTTCCGTTGTCACGATCGTCCGCGGTAATCTGTCGCGCATGGTGATCCAGCCGCGATCTGCGAGTGTTTTTACAATGGCCATCGCTGAGGACGGTGACGAAAGTCCGACGCTTTTTCCAATTTCTCTAACCGTAGGGGGATACCCGTTTTTAATGTAACTCGTCTCAATAAATTCGAGCGCCTTTAGTGCTGTTTTTTCGTTCTTCACGATGCTTTTATTCATTGCTCTTTTCTTTTTCCCATCCGTGTTTTGCTAAACCTAACGAGAAAGCCAGCGCAGGATAATCGCCGATACGACGATGGCAGCTACGGCACACAGCGAGAAGATTACTCTCATCAAGAATCGACCCGCCCTGACTTCGCCTGACGACCTCATGGATGTCAACGCTAGCACGGCGGACGTAAGTGATCTGTCCGTCGTGTTCTGCGAAAACTGGGCACGCCTCACAATGCGGCCTTTCCCTGAGCAGTCGCTCCACCAAGGGTCGACGCTCCTCATACTTCTTGGATGTTTTAGCTGACCGATAATTTTGCTTACCTCCTCGTTTTAATGGCGTCTTCTGCTGAAGACCCTTTTTCGCTTTCAGAGGTTTCTTTCGCTTCACTGCGGAAGGTCTACCAGATCTTCTTCCTTAATCGAGTCAAACGTCCAGTCGCCGTCCAACGCATCCCACAAAGCGCGGTCAATCGGAGTCGCCTCGATCGTGTACTCGTGGAGCAGGTCTCTGTGCTTCTTGATCGCGTTGGTCAGCAGGACCATCTTCCCCATGATTTCGTCCTCGATGGGAGTTCCGGTGGCAATCATTTTGCTGACGTCGGTCAGCTTGTTTTCCACGTGGAACCGGAAGCGCTCAATCTTCTTTTTGCGTGACTCGTATGCGGCCATTGCTTCGTTTAGCAAAATGTGTCCGTCTTCTATTCTGGAGTAACGCTCTCGGTCGGCTTCGGCGTCAGAGTCGATGTCTTCTAACTGGTTGTTTAGGTTTTCTACGAGCGCTATAAGCGCGCGCTCCCACCTATCCCAGTTTTCTTGTCGCATTAGTAGTTTCCGATTTGACGGCGTAACCTTGTTCTTTACGTCTTCAGCCACAAGTTTCGCAAACGTATCGTCGTTCATTTTTCCTCTATCTCCATGCTGGGCAATTGGGTTTGAAGTAACACCAGTTGCACAGCGGGCCTGTTTTTGTTTCAAAATTTCCTGTTTCGCAGCGCGCATCAATTTCTGACTTGACGCTAACCACGGTCTCCCGAACAGCATCCAATGATGATCGTGTTACTTCACGCTTCAGCATCTTCGGCCCCTTCAGGTAGATCAACTGCACTTCGGAAACGTTTCCGATTCCGAGATCCTCGAGCAGCGCCGCGTAAATAAAAAGCTGGGTGAATTTGTCGTCCTCCCACTTTGGCGACGGCACCTTGCCGGTCTTGTAATCCCCGACGACGATCTTATTGTTCTCGTCCCAATAGAAGCGGTCGATAAATCCCTTCATGTTGACGCCAGCCAACGGTCCATTGAGTTCGAACTCGATCTCGTCGACTGTCGTTGTCGTTGGGTCTTCGATTGCCCAAAGATTTTCGACACAGAACCACGACTTCCAGCGGAACGCGTTGTGATCGCGCTGGTGGATTATTTCTGAGGCTAACTCTTCGTATTTGTCGTTCCACAAAACACGAGCCGCTTCTTTTGCGGCCCCTACAGTTCTGCTCTTTGGCGGCATCGCGTAGAGCGCCTCGAAAATTTCGTGGACGAAGTTACCCATGAGCGTCGCCTCGGTAGCGGGCTCTTGGATTCCATCAATCTTCGAGTATTTGAATTTGAGGGGGCAGGTTTGGAACGTGCCGATCGAAGATGGTGACAGGTGGGGCGGTGGCGTGTAGGCGCTCACTGGTCCCCGTGCGCTGAGGTGTCCCAGAGCACCGAGTAAAGACCATGTTCCGGACACGCATAAAGGAACTCCGTCATGCGGGCGCCCTGCCTCTTCAAGGCCGCGAACGGAAAACGCATTTCACGTGCCCGCGACGAAAAGTCATCGGAGCAACCCTCGCACGTCGCGTCACCAAACCTCGAACTCCACAGCGACGACGTCATGATGCTGTCCCACTCGGAGTCAGTCAAATCAACCTCGTGTTCCTCGGCGACATGAAGCAGGTCGTCGAGCGCCTTGCGAGCGTTGTTGTATGCGTTAGTTAGTTGATCGTTGACGATCAACTTGGAGTGATCCATAACGATGTCTGTGTGCTCGGAGCCTTTCACTTCTCCTCCTTTGCCACGACGGTTCCGCCCATACGGATCGCGACAGCCTGAGTGGTCATCGCCATCAGAACCTCCATGGTCATCTCGCTTTTCTTCGGCACCGGCTTACCTTCGCCGTACTCGGCCCACCATGCGCGGAGTTCCTCGACCTGTTCGTCGGTCATCTCCTCACGGATCGACTTGAAGCGCTCGTACTGCTCGTCGAGTTCGGACAGCGGTTCCGGTTCGGCGTACTCGGCCATCTCCATCTCAATCGCGTCGATGTCGCGAGCGAGGTAGAGGCCGATGCCGAAGTGCTGTGCTGCCTTCTTCAAGGCGTCGGACACGGCGCCCTTCATCTCGTCGCCGAGATCGACGATGTCGCCGTTCTTGGTGCGCTTGATCTTTTGACCGCCGATGCCGTCGTGACCGACCCAGCCGCCGCTCGTCTTATCGTCTCCGGCGATTCGTGCGCTGAGCGTCACCGCGGCCACGATGTAGTCGGGGTCAAGTTCGTCACGTTTGCAATATACGATCGTAGATGACCAGCCATCGACACCGAATACGCGGTTGAGGCGATTGATCACCTCGGAAACCGGGATGTAGGTGAGGCGGGTGCCACCCTTGTTGAGGGTGCGCTCCATCTCAGGGGGGAACGGCTCAGAGAGCCTGTTGTACATGTCTGACATCAGTTACCTGCTTTCGGTTTTCTCAGTACGATGCTTTCTTTGGTTTCGCCGGACTCGCAGTATTCGTCTGCGCTGATTCCGATCTGATCGAGCGCGCCCACCCGCCAGTAGGACGGTTGGACGTACTCCAACATTTTTTCGGCGACTTCTTTCGATGAGAGTAGGCGCTCGCCGGTGTTCATGTCAATCGACATCATGTCGATCCGCTCGGCGACAGCAGATGCGAGATCTTTGTGCTGCCAGCCTTTCCGGTCCTTCGAGAATTTCTTTTCGATCGTCGCTCCACTTTGAAGCACAACCATGTCGGCGTCTCCCATGCGCTGGCCTATGACGGCCAGCATCTCGTTGTAGAGAATGCCGGTGCTCGTCTTGAACTCGTTGAAGGCCGCCACCACCTCTCCGATCTCTTCCAATGTGAGATCGCTGCCGCGAACGGCGGTGATGAGGTCGGAGAGCTTCATGAGGGCCTGCCGGTGTTCGGCGAGCCATTGCTCGTATTCAGTATTCATTTTGCTCCTTAGTTAGGTTGTAGTACCTAGAGGATGATAGCGGCCCGTTTCCGTTGTGGCAACCCGAGCCCGGTGAGGTGCGTGAAAGCACCGACGGCAGAGTCTACTTGGTCGTCGTGGTTCGCGGCTTCTGGAAAAGAAGAAAATTCGTCAAGCCACTCGGTGAGCCATGTTCCGCGAACAGTCCTCACGTTTCCGTTGGCGACCGCGGCGGCAAAGGGTCGCGCCCGCGTGATCTTATCGCCAGTGGCTCGGATGCCAGCAAAATCGTAGCCGGGGAGGACATACCGGGCGTATTGGTCAATAAGAGCTTTGCCCGACGAGCCGGGCTCTTGCTCCATCCGGATCGCCACGTGGTGTCCGTCTTCGTATGCGGTTTGAGCGATCAGATGTTCGACCTGCTCACCTCGCACACGCGCTTTTTTTACATCTAATATGTATGCGATTCCCTGATCGAAGAGCATCAGTGTGCCGACCGTCCAGTCTGGATCAGGATTCGATGCGGAGGGCTCGGTGGCGGCACAGTCCCAAAAACGAACGGCCCGAGCCATATTGGTGACTTCCGGGATTTCGTGCTGGTCGAGCAGCACAAATGATTCGCGTTCGAACATGGTGCCGAGCGTTGTGGACCACCAGTCACCTTCTTCTAGCCGTCGCCGTTCGATGGGGTCAAGGGCTTGGAGCGACTGTCGATAGGACGCCGCGTCGATTCCGGGGTTGTCGGTAAGTTTTGAGGGGACAAAGATGCGGCCAGATTCTCGTCCTTCTACGATGAATCTTTGACGCACCCAGTTTGGCGCTGGGTTCGACGCTGCTCGCATCCGGAGAGGCACTTTCGCGAGTGGACCTGACGCCGGGCGGCGCAGACGGGAGAACAGATACCGGTAATCCGACTCGCGGATTTCGGTTACCTCGTCCATGCCGATGAATTGGAATTCCGCGCCCTTGTAGCGCAGGTAGTCCTGAGCGTTGTTGAGGTATCCGAATGAGATTCGTGCCCCTGATGGGAACATTGCGGTGTAGTTGTTGGAGTTCCAGCGAATATCGTCGTAGGAGCCCATCCACGAAACGAAACGGTCCATGATGGCGCCGGGGAGGGCGAGGTCGGCGTAGGTGCGACGGAAAAGAATGGCGCTGTAGTTCGGGATGTCGATGTATTGGAGAGCGGCCATCAGGAGCGCTGAGCTTTTCCCGCCTCCCGCTGCGCCTCCGAAAAGAGCCTCGAGCGCGTTTGTTCGGAGAAAAACTTTCTGCGTGACAGATGGCTCTTCAGGGCAAAATTGCGGTTCCTTGGGCTCTAGGTATTCAAGAACTTTTTGCCAGTCGGCCATCGTCGCTCTCCGTCTGCTCTTACGTAGGTTAGTATAAGAATGAAACGACTCGGCAGAGGTTCTCATCGCCAAGGAGAAAAATGCGGGATTGGCGCAGCATAGCCGCTAACACACTGATGTTTTCATTTATACTATTTACGTCTGTGGGTGCAGCGATGTTTGAGCCTGCGGCGGGGTTTATCACCGCAGGTGTTACCTGCGGCGTCTTCGGCTACCTTTTGGGATCTGAATAAAAATGGCATGGAACTCTAGGGACAGCAAAGATGCCCGAGCCTCTGAATCAAAAGCGGCGCGCATCGGGCCGGGCTCCCCTGTTGCTTTAAGTCCGACTCTTGCTGGCCGCGCCTACCGTGATGCATGGGATATTGAGCGCGCATACCGCGAGGGCATGCAGCGTGTTGTTTGGGTGAATCGCTGTATCGACGCTATTGCCGGCAATCAAGCCCGCTTGCCTGTGATTCTGCGAAAAGATAATAGCCCTAATGGCGAAATTGTAGAGCGCAAACATCCCCTACTGGATATTTTGAATTCAAAAAGCAACGAGGGCGAGAATTCTTTCATTTTCCGATACCGACTGTCGAGTCAGCTACTTATGTCGACTCGTGGCGCGTTCATCGAAAAGGTTTATGGTCGAGACGGGCGGATAATCGCCCTCAACCTGCTACCCCCGCAGCACACATCGCCGATCCCAGACCCGAGAAAGTTTGTCGCCGGATTCCAAGTTGACATGCCGTTTGGCGAAAAAGTAATTCTTCCACCAGACAGAGTTCTGTGGCTTCGACGCCCGCACCCCCTCGATCCATACCTGTCGTTGACTCCGATGGAATCAGCAGGTATCGCTATTGAAATCGAAAACTTGGCGCGCGCCTACAACCGCAACTTCTTGCTAAATGATGGTCGGCCCGGCGGCCTTCTCGTAATCCGAGGGGAAATTGACGAGGAGGACAAGGACGAATTGCGCAGCAGGTTCCGGGGGAACCTGAACAGGGCTGGGTCTGTCGGTGTCATTTCTTCGGATGACGGCGCTGACTTTGTGGACACGGCTTCAAATCCACGTGATGCCGCATACGTGCAGATGCGTCAGCTCACAAAAGAAGAAATTTTGGCTGCTTTCGGAGTGCCCGAGTCGATCATCGGCAACGCTTCGGGCCGAACATTCTCGAACGCGTCCGAGGAAGCGCGGGTGTTCTGGTTTGAAACGATGTTGCCGCATCTCGAGCCGCTCGCTCGCGGTTTGGACGAGCTAGACGAGAAATTGTACGTCGATTTTGATACCACCTCGGTACCAATTCTTATTATCGCCAAGCAGGAGCGTCAGCGCTACCGGATGGAAGAGTTCCAGCAAGGTTTGATCAGCGCGAACGAGTACCGCGATTCGACAGGCCGCAAAAAGGTCGAGTCGGAAATTGCCGATCAGATGCTTGCGAACCCGAACCTCGTACCTATTGCGAATACGGAGAAGCCTTTCGCTATCGAGGATCAGGCTCCTGTCGCAGAGGCGGGTGGAGCTGTTCCGCTTCCGGGCGAGCCGGGTGCCGCTCCGGGTGGCGCTCCGGGTGGCGAACTGCCGGGCGAGGCCGGGCCGCTTCCGGGCGCGCCAGAAGGCGGGCCTGCTCTGGCCGCGGGCGCTCCCGCCCCCGTTGACGCTGACGCAGCGCCTGCTGTCGCCATCGAGCCTCTCCCCGAAGGGCAGTTGTCAGGTCAGCCTGTCGACATCGAGACCAAGTCTGGCAAAGTTATTGACGACTGGGAAGAGAAGGCGGATCGCCTGTCTGACCGGTGGGCCAATATCGTGGAGCGCTCCTTGGAGCGTTATTTCGAGCGCCAGCAGCGGGTGATTATTGAAAAATCGTTGGGCGCCAAGTCAAGGAAGGCTCTTTCCTCTGGCAAATTCGACCCCGAGTTCATCTTCGATTCCGAGGCGTGGAATCGTCAACTTGAGGACGACCTAAGGCCGCTGTTCGCTGCGATGGCGGCTGAAGCTGCCGATGAGGTGGCTGTGAAATCCGGGATGGATGCGACTCCGGACGAGGACCAGTTGAACGAGTATCTCGACGCACAGATTCAACGTGCCCAAAAAGTTAACGAGACGACAAAGGAAGAAATTGTTGCTGCGTTGACCGTTGCTGCCTCCATGCAGGAGGAAGAGGAAGACCGTTCTAGTCTGCTTCGGGCCGCATTGGTTGCCGTGTTTGCGAACCTTCTTGGGGCTCGGCGTAGGCGGATGGCTGAGCACGAGTCGCAGTCGGCGCTGAATGCCGGCACATATTTCGGCAGTATGGCGGTGGGGGCTCCAACAAAGACGTGGAAGACGCGTAAGGACACGAAGGTCCGGGCTGCCCACAAGTCTTTGGAGGGCAGGACTGTTAATATTGATGAGGGCTTCATGGGTGACGAGCAGGTTTTGCGGTTCCCCGGCGATCCTTTGGCGCCTCCGTCTCTGACGATGAATTGTCGTTGCCGCCTAAAGTTTGACGATTTTCTGTAAATTCTCTTTTTACTGAAAATAACCTCCCCTGCTGTTGGATGATTGCGAGTATTATCTATTTGAGCGATCTCGTGAGGTGAGTCATGCCAAATGCGTTGGAGCACGCAACTGAATTCAAAGCGATTACCGGCCAGATCAATGTTGATGAGGCTGAAGGGATCGTGGAGTGTTTCGTTTCTGGCGTCGGAAACAAAGACAGCGTAGGCGACATCGTCCTTCCCGGCGCTTTTAGTGAAAGTCTGAAGCGTCGCAAGCCGCGCGTCGTTTGGGGTCACGACTGGAACCACCCGATCGGCAAGGTGCTCGAGATTTATGAGGTCGGTTCCGAGGATCGTCGCCTGCCCGCGAAGATGAAATCTGCCGGCATTGGCGGCTTGTTCGCCAAGGTGCAGTTCAACCTCAAGTCGGAGAAGGGCCGCGAGGCGTTCGCCAATGTGTCGTTCTACGGCGAAGAGCAGGAGTGGTCGATCGGCTACAAAACGCTCGATGCGATCTATGACAATCAGCGTCAGGCCAATTTGTTGCGAGAAGTTGAACTTTACGAAGTTTCTCCAGTTCTGCACGGCGCCAACCAACTGACTGGTACCATTTCTATTAAGTCGGAAGATAAAGACGACGAAGTTACATCTTTCGGTAAAAGCAAATGGAAGATATTTGATCAGTCATTCGCAGCACGAATCAAAGAGGACTATCCAGAGATTTGGGCCAAAGGCGGCAACATCAAGGGCAACGCCCAGTACAGCATCCTCACCAAAATCGCCGAAGGGGATGGCACGGCGACCACGCAGGATCAGATCAACGCCCTCGAATTGCGCGAGGCGTGGGTGGCCCGCCACGCGGGAGACTTTCGCCTCCCCGGCGTAATCGCCCAGATCAAATGGCTGGCCGTCGGGAGTCGTGGCGAGGACTACATGAAGAATGTGGTTCGGGAAGCCATGAAGAAGGTCGACGAGAAGAAGAAGGGCAAGTCGGCTGAGATTGACGAAGCCCTTGAGGAGGTCGATCAGGAAATTGTCGAAAACATCGACGAGAAGGGCGACTGGTCACCACAGTTCGGCTACATGCCGCCGATCATGCGCCGCCTGTCCGATGAACTAGCCAAACGCTTTGGCGGTCCGGCCAAGATCCGCGAGATCCGTGGTGGCCGTGTCGTGTTCGATCATATGCACGACGGCAAGCCGATGACCATGCGTGTCTCATTCCGCTATGCCGACAATGAGTTCATGTTTGGCGAGCCTGAGGAAGTCCAAGTCCGCACCTTTTATACGGTCGTTGAGGACGGCGACGAAGAGGGCGGCTACGGCGGGGACGCTGAGCGCGACGACGACTACAAGAAACCCGAACAGGAAAAAGATTGCGGTTGTGGCTGTGGAGGAAAAGGTGGATGCGGCTCAAACCCAATGAGCGTTTTGGAGCGCCTTCGCGAGCTGATGAAATCTGCCGTCAGTGACGATATTCAAGAAAAGGTGGGACGTGTTATTTCTGCCAGCAATCTTGAGAAGCTTCAAAGAGCAATGGAAATCCTCCAAGAGGTGATTGCTGCTGGTGGGCGCGCCGAGATCGAAATAAAGAAGAAAGGTCTCGAAATTCAGGCTCCTGTTGTCGACTTGTTCGAGCTCAAAAATCACATCGATCCCGTGCTGGAGTTCTACGGTGCGAGCACCTTAATCAGCGAGCGTGGAATTGAAGTAAAGTCGGTTTCCGGTGACTCGGAAATGTTCGTCAATGCCCTGCGCAACGCAGTGTCTACCTTTGATGGATATTCGGCAAAGTGAGATACGTTCGTTACACCGCAAGGTCGACGACTTAGATAAACTGGATAAACCGAATGAGCAATGAAAAAGCTTTAGAGAAAATCGGCAATAAGTACCTCTGCATGGTTTCCGGACAGAAACGGATGGAACCGTGTGACGGGTGCTCCAATCCCAAGGGCTGCTTGTCACGAGCCATGCAGTACAAGGAGACGGAAGAGATGGATCAGCAGGAAGAAAAGGCAATCCTGAAGGTAAGCGCTGACGGTGATGTCGTCTCCTGCGCCAAAGACGTGGAAGCCAAAGAGTGTGGCTACAAGGCCGGAAAGGTCTGTGGCGCTTGCGGCGCCATGGCTGTTCAGTCCAAGGATTCCGAAGATGTCGAAAGCGATGTCGATGAGTCCGAAATCGACAAGAAGGCGATGCCGATGGCTGTCGGCGCCGACATGCCTGAAGACGAAGACGATGAAGACGATGAAGACGAGGACGAAGAGGACGACGAAGAGTCCGACGAGATGGCTATGAAGAAGAAGGCCATGGCTGGTGCTTCCGGCGAAGTCGTCGAGATGGAGGAAGAGGACGACGACGAGGACGAAGAGGACGACGAAGAGTCCGACGAAGAGTCCGACGAGATGGCTATGAAGAAGAAGGCCATGAAGCCCGAGATGTCCGACGATGACGAGGACATGGAGGACGAAGAGGAAGAGGAAGAGGAAGAGGAAGAGGAAGAGGACGCTGAGCCTTCAGGCGGGATGGCTATGAAGCCGACCATCGAAGGCCGCAACCGCGCCATCAAGCGTGTCGCCGGCAAGAAGTCGGTCGAGATGGACCTCGACGATTCCTACATCTGCCAGTTCGAGCGCAAGGCCTACCCGAATAGCCGCGAAGTTTGCGCGAACTGTCCGGGCGGCTGCGTCGCGGAGCAGGGCATGCCGGGAATCGCCGATGTTGAAGGCATGGCGCTCGACATGTTCGGCGGCAAGGTTCTCGCCTCCGGTTACACCGGCACCGAGGAAGACGACTTCGGCAACTTGTTCGTCGTTGACATCATGTCCAAGGACGGCCACGCGATCGAAATCATCGCTGATGGCGACACCGGCGAGCTGCTCAACTTCCACCGACTCAACACTGAGAGCCTCGACGTCGAGCTTTCTCAGAAGTCACTCGAAGGTGGCGCCGAACTGCAGCCCAAGTACGTCAGCGTCAAAGTTGCCGAGGAAATTGCTCTCAGCGTTGTTGAGAACGAGATCGACACAAAGGGTCTTGTCGTTCAGGCTGACTCCGACATTTTCGAGGGCTTTGACTCTTGGGTGTTCGAAATCGACGCGGTCAACGGCAAGTCGTACGACGTGTACGTCGCTTTGGACGGCCACGTCCTCGGCTACGACGAATACGACCAGTCCGAGGCCGAGGACATTGAGGCTGAGGCTGCCGAGCTTGCCTTGAAGCGCGCCTACTCGGATGAGCAGCGCGATGAGATGGCGAAAGGCGGTATGGCTCTCCCTGATGGCTCCTACCCGATCAAGGACGAGACTGACCTCCGCAACGCCATTCAGGCATACGGCCGAGCAAAGGACAAAGAGGCAGCGAAGCGTCACATCATGAAGCGCGCCATGGATCTCGGCAAAGAAGAACTCATTCCGATGAACTGGGTTCCGAAGAAGGATCAGGACACCGCGAAGCGTGAAGAGGCGGCTGAGAAAGCCGACAATGAGCAGGCACGCTTACTCAAAGACCTTCTCGAGTTTGAGATGCTGACTGCCGAAGAGGATCTCGACAAGTTCCTCTGATGCGAACCCCACATTTTGTGGGGGTAACAGAAAGATTGTCGCAGTGAAAAGAGTAGAAGCGGCTGCCCGCGTTGCTAGCAGGTTGAACTGGAACGCTGGTGTTCGCTCCGCTCCGAGCCGCAATCGGCCACTGCGGGAACACAGTTATGCGAAATCACGGCAGCAGCTTGGGCACATCGGATACGAAAACCGTCCGCAGGAGCTGGTGAAGAGTGTTCGCTTTAATACGTACGACGACACTGAAATCGGCAAGCTTCGCAAAAAGTTTGCCGATTCTCGGACTCGTTTGTATCAACGTTTGAGCGCGACGCCAGAGAACAATTGCGGATGCGGGTGAGGACATGATGGACGAAAACATCGAAGAAAAAGCCAAGATGCCTCCGCAGCTGGAATCGGTTCTTGACCTTCCGCAAGAGCGCATCACCGGTGACCTTCTTCGTGGTTATGGTCCGCGTCGCGGCAACCTAGAGCGCCTTCTTCGCTATTGGCGTCCGATCATGCGGAAGCCGGGCGGGTTCCGCAGGTGCCGTCTGATCCTTGCCGATCATCCCGAGCTGTACCCGTTGGAGCGGCTGTGCGCGTGGCTACACCACGAGACCACGGGGTTGTGGCCGAACGAGGGCTGCCACCATCCGGGCATGAAGAACTGCCGCGGAAAGATTCGTAAAGGCACTCGCGGTTCTCTTTGGACTGACAAAGAGTGGGAGCGTCGTTTAGCTCGACGTTTCCGTCGCGGCAAGAAGGATGCCGATGCGGGTGTGCCGGATTTTGTTGTCACCGAGGCTGATTGGGATCATGCCAACAAGGTGATGGCTGATTTTGTTGCTCTGGAACCGGGCTTCATGAAGTATCTGCGTGACGACGATATGTGGGTGCATGAAGGTCAGGACGAGAGTGGCAATTGGGTGGAGCACGGTCGCATGAAGGGCGACGGTGACTGCGGCTGCGGTTGTTGAGATGACTCGTCCGATTCGCACGTCGTTTGTCCGGCATCGTCTTGATGTTGTTGGGCCTCGTCCTGCCGATCTTTTTTATGCTCCATTGGACGGTTCTGACGAGTTGCTCAGATACAAAGGCATGTTGTATCGCAGCGGTGTGCTGAAGAACAGTCGAGAAAAGGTTGTTGGTTCGATCGGTTCAAGTAGTCGTGCCGGTCAGGCTGCTCAGGCTGTCGGCTCCACGATTCTTCCCGGCAACATCAGTCCTATTCGCAGCCCTATTCGTTCTGGGATTGCTCGTGCGTTGACGCCGGGTGGTGGTTCTGGCCGTGGCCGCGTGTCGGGGAAACCTGAACGTGGCTATCGGTGCCCTGAGGGTTTCCAGTTTGGTGGTCGTTTCACGGACGCGAATTTTTCTACGTGTGGTAAGCAGCTGTTTGATATTCCTTCGTTTCGTGAAACTTTGGCTCAAGCTCTTTTTAGAACACGTGCTTTTCGTTCTCCGTCGGTTGATCTTGGTGACGGTGGTGGATCTCAGGTTTTGTCTGCTGCTGCTGACGAGCAGCAGGTTCAGTTGATGACTCGACGGTCTGCGAATGTTCCTCAGGTTGGCGCGTCTGATGCGAAGGCTCGGTCGGCTTCGATCGACAAGGCTGTTTCGGCAGCCGCTAACCAAGATGCCGCTTCTGCCGTGTTGGTTCGTCGCGATGGCTATGTGATGGTGCCGGTGGTGTCCGCCGAGGAATTGCGTGGTGTGCCGGATAACCGAAACATGGAGGAGGCTGCGTGGGTGCAGTCTGTTCGTGAGGCTGATGCTATTGGCCGGGATGAGCTGGGCTTTTTAAGTAACACTGGCGTCACCACTTTGGTTTATGTGGCCCCAAATGGTGTAAAATTGAGTTTAGATCGCAAGCGTGATCTTTCGACAGGTGAACGCCGCCAGCTGGGTAAGGACGTAAATACTGCGGCGGATTTGGACGTTGACGCGGATCCGGCTGCGCGTCTCAAATTCCTAGCCGAAGAGTCCGGCGGCGCCCTTGAATTCTCGCAGGATTTCGGCGACGTCAAAAACCCTGAAAAGGTTGAGACTTCTGGCGATGGTGAGGGGAAACCGAGGTGGGTGGTCGATGCTTTCATCAATCCTCCAGACGAGCGAACCGAGAGCGCTGCAGAACTTGACGAGGACGAGATTGCCGGCGAAGAGCCTGATGCTGACGCTGGTGTTGCTCCTACTTCTCTTGAACGAATTACGTCGGTCAAAGAAGGCGTGGAACACTTGCGGAAGGGTGGCCTTTTGGCGGATCTCTCTCCGGCGATTGTTATTGAGGCTTTGAGGCGTGCCGACAACTATGAGGAACGGGAGCTTCGGGAGAATCTGACCATGTTTGAGTCAGAGGATGGGCGTCGTGTCATCCTGAAGGAAAACGGTCCCGATTTTGAGCATATGAGTGCTCACTTCACGTCTGAGTTGTTGCGCGAGTTTGGCGTGCAGGCGCCTGCCGTAAAATTTGCCGGCGAAGGTGATGATAAGCCGTTTGTGTATCGATCGCCGGATCAGGTGATTGAAGATGCGGAAGTTAACCGTGATCTTGGTCCTGATGATTTGCCGGGAGAAATCATTCTTGGAACTCAGATGGCTGACTGGCTGTCTGATACTCGCGATCGAAGCTCGGCGTCAATTCTTGGTGTCGAGTCGCAGGGCAACGTTGACGGTGTTGTGACGATTGGGCCGCAGGCGACTGGTATCGGGCTTAACGAGAATGAGTTGACTCGCCGCAGAAATATCGGGCCAGAGGATTTCTTCGAAGATACAACGGAGGCTTACGGGCGCGATTTTTCTCAGGAAGAGGATCGTGAGTTGATGCTGCAAGTTGTGGATGCTTTGCTGGCTCGGGCACGAGACTTTGACTTTGCTCTTTACCGCGAGAAACTTTCTATTGACGGTAGACTTAGTGATGGCGAAGAACAACACCTAGCTATTATTGAGCAAATTTTTGAGACGCGTCTTGATTTGCTGGAAGATCAGCGCGACGCAATTCTGCGGATTCTCGGGTTGTCATGAGCAAACAAATCACACTCGTTCAAGATGTAATTTCCAAGTACACGCATAGTGTTCTTGTTCACGACGAGAAATCTGTTGCCGCTTTCGGCGCGACAAAGGGCGCTCAGCGGTGGGCTGGCTGGGCCGACAACAATGTAAAAACGTTAGACGAAGCTGTCAGCAGCCTCGCCGCAAACTTCGCACCCACTCCTGTGGGTTTGATTAACGCAAAAACCGTTCTGGAAATCAAGCAGGTTCTAGACGCGTCCACATTCGACGACTTCCTGCTTACAATCGACGAAGAAGTTCTCCGGCCGGATGACATCGAAGGGAAAAGCGCCGACAGCCATCTGATCTCCGGCCGCGTGTCTGGCCGTCGAGGCACGGCAACTCGCTCTGTATTGAATCAGCCTTTACACACGTTTTCGCCGGATCAGCGGCAAGCAGTTGTTGCTTTCAAAGCGAACCGGTATTGGACAGAGCAAAAGCAAACTGCTCTCGCCGTTGAGGTCAAGCGTGTTCGTGCCGTGTTCGACAGGAACATCGGGCCGGGTGGCGGATGGCGTTGCCCTGACGGCACCATGTACGGCGGTCGAATCACTGACCGATTTGGTCGTGGGTGTGGAGGCAGTCTCACTCGACGCATCGGCCGAGCAATCATGCGGGCAGGCAATCAGGCCGTACAGACCGCTACACCGGAACCGACTCGACGTTTGCAGCGAGCCGCGCGTCGAGGTGCCCGTCAGGCTATGCGCCTTCGCAATCGGGATGCCCGTCGCGCCCGTCGTGATAAGCGCAACAGGAGAGAACGCGAATTCGCACGCGACACGATCAACGAGCTTGTTGAAGATCTTGTCGGTGACTATTTGCCTGCGGACGGTGAGCGCGAGGCAAGCGGCGGTCTTCGCCGTCCGCGAGACATTGTTGACGCAGTAGCCAAGAAGCGTCGCGCGGAACGGGATGCGGAGAAAGCTCGCGAAAATCAAGAAGCTGCACGGCGGAGAACTCGGGGACGTCCCCGTCCCGAAACTGAGTCGGAAGAAGATTTTGAGGCGCGACGCCAGCGACGCCGAGAGGTCGAGCAAGAAATTCGTGAAGTTGAACGCCAAATAGAAGAAAACAGTCGAAGTTACGAAGAGAATCCGCGAATTGACGGAAACCTCCGCAGACAAGAGCTGCAGAGGCGACTTGACGAACTTCTTTTGGAGCGCGCGCAGCTTAGCCGACCGCGGCAGAGACGAGACCGAGACGGAGACCGAGGACCGTCTTCTCGTCAAACCCCAAGTCAGGGTGGACGGTCACGTCGCCGCGGCGCGGAACCTCGTCCTGTTCAACGAGAAAACCGTGCCGGTCGACGCCGTGAAGTTATGGACGGCGACACGGACACGATGCGCAACATCGGTGACCGCACGCTGCTCAACGAAATCGAATCTCACGAACGGATTCTGGACAACCCAGACTCTGTTGATGCCGACGAGTTGGCCCGCACCGAAGAGCGTTACCCGAACCTTCTACGTGAAGCCGTCAACCGCGAGCTGGTAAACCCAGACACCGGTGAAGTAACTGACAAGGGTCGTAAAGCGAAGGACCGTCCACGACGTGCCCGAGTTGGCGACACACCCGAACAGCAGCCCGGAATGCGTGAGCGTGCTCGCCGCGCCATCCGCCAAACCGTCGAACGACTGATCGGTGACTACATTCCTGCTGCAGACGGCGAACCTGCCCGTGGGGGGCGCCGGCAAGTCGGTCGTGATCGTCAGGATGTTGTTGACGAAATTGTGGACCGCGTGTCTGACACCGCAGAGGAAATGCTGCGTGATTCGACTGGGCGGGCACGCGAGGGGCGCCGCGAAGATAACCGCAGGCAGCGGCGCAACGAGCCGCGTTCGGAAACTGTTCAGGAACTAGCAGAACGGGTCGAGCGTCAGATCCGTGAATCGCTTGGCCTGCCGGAGAAAGATCCTGATGCCGCGCCGGGCGACGCGAACGAAGATCGTGACATTGTGGAAGCAGCACAAACTATCGCTCGTGACATCGATGGCCCGGACGCCACTCCTGCAGATGGCCCGGACGCCACTCCTGC